CGTCACCGTTAGTCTTTACGCGGTTTACGAATCCATTCATGATGGAAAGGAAGTTACCTGTTGCACCGTCACCATTAATGGCTAGGTCCTCGATGTCATTTGCAAATGCATTTGTCATCAAGCGAACAAGGTGGTCTTCCAAAGCAGCACCTTCAATGTTGTCTTCGAGTGCTTCAGCGCTGACCTCCCAGTCAAGACGGATCTTCTTTGTAGTAAGTTCCACCTTGGAGAAGGTTGCACCAGTGTTGGTGTAGTCACCCACACCCTGAGAAGCCGCACGAATAACGCGCTCACCTACGTTAACTTTTTCAAGTTCCATAGTGTTGGCACGCATAGTTACGCGACGACCATCTTTGGCGAGAACAGTACCATCCCACACGTAGTCAATAAAACGACGTGCTTGTTCAGGACGTAGGATACCACTGCCTGCATCACCCGAAGGATTTACGGCATTGGGACCAGTTGTAACACCAAAGCTAGCGGTGGGTACGTTACCTAGTGTGTCTGCACCAGGGTTGGTTACGCCACCAACGCCACCAGAAGCAAATGCACCTTCGGCATTATAACGACCTGAGTCATCACCTGCTGCATCTGGATTGTTTTTCTTAATCTCTTCCGACATATTTCACCTCCTAAGTGATTGTGTCTTAATTAAATAAGTCGGCAGTTTTGAGGAAACGACCGCCCCATAGGGATTTTTCAACCATTTCTGGCTGTTCCTGCACGATCTCGCCTAGATCGCCAGATTTACGGAAAGCAGTGTCTTGCTCTACAGCATCGACACGCTTACCAAACTCATCAAACTGGCCCTTAGCATCAGCAATTTCTTTTTTAGTTGCTGAAAGCTCATCGGAAACACCAGTAATTGACTTGTTGAGTGCATTAACCTGCTCGTGTAGAGACTTAACGGTTTCTGCTAGATCGCTAAAGGCTGATGAGAGGGTGTCCTTGATCTCAGCTACTGCTTCAACAACAGCTGCATCGTCGGACTTGGCTACCTCTTCTACCTCGACAGCATCGGCCTTCTCGACATCGGACTCAGCGTCGTCAGCCTTTTCAACGTCAGCTTCAGCAGCGTCGGCCTTTTCAACCTCGGCTTCTGCCTCTGGAGCATCATCGATAGAGTCTGCTTTTTCGGCATCCTCTTCTACGATTTCTACTGCTTCAGTTTCGACATCTGCCTCTGGAGCGACCTCTACTTCTTCAACAACCTCGTCAGATTTCTCTGTAAGGTTTTCTGTTGTGTCAGTCATAGGACTTACCTCCTCTGTCATCTTAGAAAGATTCATGCCTTTAGCACTATCAACTAAGAACTTAATCATGTCGGCTTTCTCTGCATCGGTTTTTTCTACAAAACCAATGTTCTTCATCGATACCCCCGACAGTGGGTGATTCTCGGATTCTTTTTCAGACAGTATGACAAGGCCTGATTCTGAATCCCAGAATACATTTTCCAACTCTGCAACGCTGTCGCCCTTAAGAACGTCAGCGCCGCCTACCTTTTCTACAGAAAGGATGTTGGCAAATTGATTTGCGGGGGAATCGACAAGAGAAAGCTCTACCAAATCGTACTCTTTAATAATACGAATCTGAGAGTCCATCTTCTCGTCATATGCATCGTCCCACTTTAGCATCTTCCCACCAATTGAAAAACCTGTGTATGTGCCATCAAGAACCTTTTCCCAAGTATCCTGGGCGCCTTTAGAAATATACGCAGAAACATAAACGCCGCTATAGAATTTCTTGGTGTCGGGATCGAAATACTTATCCTCTTTAAAGGACACCATGCGGCCAACAGCAGAAGGCTGGTGCATCTCACGAATGTTTCCGCGAAACTTAGAGAAGGCTCCTAGCGAAGCCTCGGTTGTGACAATATCATTTTGCTTATCTACGTTGTCAAGAGTTGCAAAACCAGAAACGATTCTACGCTCTTGGTCAACTTTTGAGAACGGCATTGAGAGGCGAACATCGTCGCCTTCAGTATCCCAGTGGGCTTTAAAGATAGTCATACTAGCTCCATTATATACTGTTTTTTAAAAAATGTTACAATAATGTAATATTTTATTCTGAGGCTGCGCCCTCGCCCTGGGCGTTACGACCATTAACAGTAGATGAGCTATCTGATTGATTGTTAGATCTTTCTGTGTCTCTCTCCCTGTTACCCGCCAAGTTAGCTCGTGCATCTGTGAGCTGGCGAGAAGACATCTCAAATGGGTCATCACCATCTGGACGCTGTGGTAGACCAAGTTCTTGACGTGCCTCATTTGGTGTCATAACCTGTGTCTTTACGTAACGCTCAATGATTTGTGATTGTGCAATCTCATCTGTTAGCGTTAGCTCATTAAACTTGAATTCAAGAATGTCTGTCTTTTCTTTAACAATCTTGTTAATCATTTTTTCAAGGTTCTTTTGAGCTGGTCTTGCTACCTGCTCTTTGAAGGTGCGATCCTGTGCAAGAGCAGAAGCGATAGAGGAAGCATCTCCACCGCCGATTTTTGAAAGGGGTACTTGGTGTGCCACCAAAATATCATCCCTATTACGAACGCGGTATTCATTAAATGATGCTTCCTGTACACCGTTTTCGATTGGTTCCATCTTGAACTCTACCTTATTGCTCTCCGTGTCTCCAGGAAGAGGAATGTATAGGGTTCTGTGTGACTGCCCGCGAAGGCTAGTCTGGAGGAAACGGAACATCTTATCTTCTGCGTCAGCAGATAGTTTTGCGCCTTTAAGAGTTACAACATAGCGGGGTACAGCTTTGTTACCGAAGTAGTCAATGTTGTACTGTGATGCTAGCTGATCTCCGTGTAGTGAGGAAATGGCAGACATGATATCTGGGATACCATAGAAAGTGTTTAGTGGTGAATATTCTTTGTAGTGGATGATTTCGTTAGGTCGTGCATCTTCTGTAATTGGGTTTTGATTACGTGCCCCGAAGTTTCTGAAGTAAACTACCTTGTTTCCAATTATCTGTACGTACCCGTCACGCAATCTGCGCACCCGCATTGTTGTTGATGGAATGTGTCCGACATATCCGATCTCTCCCTTTGTCGTTCTACCGATCTCAAGGTAGCCATTACCCGTGGCCTGAACATCGGTATAAAATTTCATAAGTGTGTTTGTGAATGACTCGTCATCATTCAAAGTTTCTATCCAGTCACGAAGTTCGATTCTTGCTCTTTCGATTCTGTTACGAGCACGCTTAACGGCTTCACGATCTTCATTTGTTTCAAGACGTAGCATAGTCCTGTCTGAGAGGTGGAAGTCATATCCAAGACCAACAATGTTTTCTACCTTGGCATCGATAGCTGCGTGGTTAGCAAAAGAGGTGTCGTAATAGTTTGCCAGCTCGTAAAGATTCCAAGGGGGCGTAATAACGTCGAACATTCCGTATCCATTACGGAAAACGTCTCCTGGGTTAATTTCTTTTGACTGTGCCCCGCCAACGCCTACCTGATTAGTTCTAGCACTAACCATGTACTGGTCAGTGGGTGGCATCTGAAGATTTTTAGCGATCCTGTTGGAGCGACGTTTAAAGTTTGTCTCAATGCCACGGTATGACTTTAGGTTTTCCCAGCTTTGATTAAAAGGATCTTGTTTCTTAAATTGATCTTCGATCTGTTCGATGTCGTCGATGCGAGCACCGATTGTCCACTCTTGTGACATTAACCCTCATCACCCCACTGCTTTAGGGTTTGCTTTGCAGCAATGACAGCACCGAGATCATTCATGTTGGGGAGAAGGCCTTCCTTCATTCTGTCTAACTGTTCACTGTGCTCTTCTTCGGAAATCTTACGCATGTTTGAGTAGAACTTTGCTGTACCGTCTGCCTGACCGTAATGCTTGGCGGCATCCTGTAATTCTTGAATACGTGTAAGGTCACCCTTCATCGATTCAATTGACAATGCGTTACCGCTACCGTCTGTAAAAGCTTTACCATTTGGCTTATGCCACACATATGTACCGAAGTTAGAGAAGTTCTCTTCGATAAGTTGTACCTTTGTGTCACCAACTTGACCAGGAAAGCGTGGTTTTGGTTCTTTCATAACCACAATTATAGCATACTATGCAGAATCTAGTATCTGTCGTGACCATCTTACGTCTTTAAAGACGCTATATCGGTAATTGTTTAGACTTAAGACGTAATCATTGTCAAAAACTAGCCTATCTGTACCAACATATTGCTTATATATCTTTGATGGGTCAAGAACTGTGGGCTCTGACTCTGACAAAAACAGAACTTCTTGCCATGTGTTCTCATCCCAGTAATCCCAGTCAAGTACGTTATCTGGCTCTGATCTAACCGCATACCACTTCCTGTAGGCAAATGTTTCTGCCTCGTCCTCTTCTGTAATCTGGTAGAAAGATATTGCGTCGAATAGTAGTGGGCTAGTTATTCTAAATGCCCCTACAGCTGCAGATATATCTAGGGGCTCTGTGAAGGCCAGTCCGATCATTGCCCAAGACTTGGGGTAGAGGATTGGGTTCTTGACAGCCTTTCCATCAAGGTTGAATATTACGTTTTGGTTTAGCCTACCCGTAGAGTTGTTTATTGCAAAAACATAACCTCTTGTCCTTGCAGAATTTTCAGCAACCATATAGAACTTGATCAGCTCTTGGCTGGTCTCTATTTCAAAAACCTGTACTGGTGCTGCTGGGAAAAGATCTTCTTCATATCTGGTTGCAAACTGAAAAGCCCCGACCTTAAAAAACTGTTTTAGGTTTTTGTTTAGTGGAAGAGTTATTCCATCATTATTTATAGATGAAAAAGAGCCCCTCATTCTCATGCCCGATGTTCCGCTCATGTAAAGGTAGGGAGTGCTTCTTTTTGACATACTAAATGGGTTTACGTTTTTATAGTCAAAGTAGAGTCCGTCCTTTTTATAGGGATAGATGTCTGCTCCAAACTTAGTCCCAATCTTGTTTGGAGACTGCCCCAGTGCTTGAGAAGAGACCTCGATAGATCTAAGATTTACTGGGTTTGAAATTATTCCAGGCACGCTCATCTCTATATGTATGTTTAAAGATATACTGCTAAAATTTACACCTCTAGGTGGGTAAATAATTGTATCGTTGAGAACTTCATACTTTGAATAGAGCCATTCGTCTCCTGGCGAAACTATCCCTTGGCTGTTTAAGGCCACTGTATTTGTAAAACTACTTTGTGGCTTGTTAGCACCTTCTGAAAGATACTGGAAGGTTACGTAGGTTTTTACCAAAGAGCCATCGGTATCGTAGTTTCCCGAAGAAAACCTAGACATCTTGGGGTAGTCTAGATTTAGCTGCAAGAAATTTAAATCTAGACTTCTAGTATTGTTGTAACTTGTAACATACTTGCTGAAATAGCTAAGGGGGATGTAGTCTTCCCAGTATGAGTCGATACCTATATCTAGCTTATACGTTCCAAACTCTATTTTTGGAATTAAGGTATAGCTAGCCAGGTGTGGCAAGATATCTACCTTGTCAAAGTCTCCTGGGCCTCCTCCGTCTAAACTTAGTGGCCAGAACTCTGTGTCGGGCTCTCCTCCGTCATAAAAGTCTGAGCCACCATAAAGTCCAAAAACATTTTCATAATCCTTTGGGACACCAGTAGCAGAAAACAAGCTTTCTATTTTTTGTAAATTCCTGGCGGTAGAGAATCCAACCCTGTATATCTTTCCACTGAAGGTGTTTGTAAGTGTAGAACTACCGCCGACAAAAAGCTTTATGTTTTGCTTTGATCCAAAGAACGAGGATATAGTGTTTCCAAAGCTAGATATGATCCTTGGCAAATGAAGCCCCACCATGAATATTTTTGAAATTTCGTGACCGAAAGACTTGTATAGAGTTGTCGTTATTGATTGACCGTTAGAAGACTTGTAGGTAAAATCGTAAGAAATAACATAGTCTTCGTATGTTGGACCGTCATAAATTTCTGTTATCTCTTTGTTTAAAGATACAGTTAGTTTTGCTCCACGCAAATCGTTAACAAGTTCAAATAATGTTTGAGAGTTTTCTGGTAAATCCGTTAGCTCGAAGACACCGTAAAAACACTTGGTGTCTTCTTGTAAAATGTTTAGGCTGTCAAAGGCTATGTGGCCGTTGGTGTTGTCCCAGGTGTTGTTTGGCTTGAGACTTATAAAATTACTGCCAAGGAGTGGTTGTGAGTCCTGAAGATCAAAGTACCACTGTGATATTGACTGATTGTCAAACTTTACATTTGGCAATGTATAGTCTGGCAAAAACAAACCTTGAGTTTCTGGGACCAAGTTTTCTACAATACCATTTCTCCAGGTTCCCATTCTTGGATAAGAGTAAGACCTTGCATTTCCTGCAAATGTATGATCTACAAAAACTGAATTTGCAGGGCTCAGACCTTTAATGTTATTTGGAACATCGACACCCTGACCGTAAACGAACCTCCTTTTTGAAACAAGTGCTGCAACTTCGTATGGATAAATTCCAACACAGTCCAACTGAACAAGGGGGACATCTGCGTATGCATAAAAACCTAGCCAGTCCTGATCCTTGCCTTCGTTATTTGTTTTTTCTGGAAAAACTAAAGAGTCGGTATCAATAGATAGAGAGATGACCTCTTCTCCATTAACCAAAAGACTTGAAGAGTCTGGCTTAAGTCTAATATCTAACAAGAGTGGTCTGTCCCATTCACCTACATAGTGGGAGCCAAGCTCGTCTCCTATTTTTAGTTTTAAGAAGGGGCCTTCTACATATAGTCCATCATCAGAAGCTATTGGCCCAAAGATTCTTCTTGGAAGAATACTATTAGATTGAATCTTTGCCCAGAACTCGAAGGTAAAAGTTTTGTATTTTCCAGACTCATTCATAAATCCTAAACCTGGAACTATCAATGAGGGCTTACCGTTGTTTGGGAAGATAACAGTGCTGTTAAAGGCACCGTATACCAAAGGTAGTCCAGAATTTTTTGCATAAAGAATATTGTTCTCTGAAAGATAATAACCGTTTGCACCGTCAAGACCGTAGGGTAGTGCTGGTACACCATTTGATACCAGATTGATTTCAGAAGGTAATGGCTCTGGGACCACCCCTGTTGAACCCAGAAAAAACTCTTCTGCCCACTGTCCAATATTTATACCATTAATGGCAACCTCGTAAGGAGTTTCTGTGGTGGTATAAGAAACTTCTATAATAAATCTTAAATCTTGAAAACTTTCTGGCAAGGGAAATGTTTCAGAGATAAATATCCAAGATCTTTCTGGCGGTATGTTTTGCAATATTGATGGTGGCTCTGGTGGGTCGGTACTTCTAATTACTTCGGAGGGCTCAAGACTTTCTGGATCAGTATACTCATACCCCAACCTTACGCTTACTGTTCTATCGTATGTAAAGAAATATACCCCCATAGCAAAGGAGCCAAGGTCTTGATTTATATCCTCTTCGCTCAATACGACGGGGCTAGTAAATGTTATTGTTCCAGAGTTTCCGGACTCTTCTAAGACTCTATTGTTTGCCACGTTTCTAAATGGTGGAGTTGGTGGCTGCTCATTAAAAGATCCACCAACGGTGGCACCAGAAACGGACCAAGTGCCAAGATCTTGGTTTGCGCTGTTAACTAAAGCTACATAGTCGGTAGTGTCATCAAGTGCCCAGAGTGCTGTAGGCTGCTCCGAAAACACCTTAGTGGCATAAAGATTAAGGGATGTAGACATGTATTCTCCTAATCTATTTTAACATAGTAGGAGCTAAACTTTATATATAACGTATCTTATAATTGCTATTCCTGATGCTCCGCCGCCGCCGCCCATTATAAAATTATCGCCTCCGCCCTGGAAACCAGCTCCGCCGCCAGATCCTGTTCTGGCCTGGCCTCCAGAAGGACCAAAGTTATCATTTTCTGCAAGAGTAAACCCACCACGACCACCGCCGCCTAAACCACCAGAGATATAGCCGCGCTGCCCAGTGCTCCTTGCACCACCACCACCGCCAGCGTAATATCCGCTAGACCCAGTTCCTGTTGCTGATGCCCAGTCCGAGGCCAGTGTTCCTGCACCTCCGGTACCGTTTTCACCACCACCAGAACCTCCTCCTGGTCCTCCAGATGCGCCACCTTGGCTACCACCATTACCGCCATTTGATGTTTGGCTTGCAAAAACAGTACTTCCTCCATTGCCCGAAGGGGGTGGGTTAATGTCTACCCTAAAGTGTGGTCTTCCTCCTGCGCCACGACCACCTCCACCGACAGAAACTAAATAGGTTCCTGCCTCTAGAAAAACTTCTCCAGTGATAACGTTTCCTGCTCCGCCACCCCTAAAGTTGTTTCCACCTCCACCGCCACCGCCAACAAGAAGATATTCAACTCTGGATCTTGCTTGTAGGGTGAACGTTCCACTGGAAATAAATGTGTGATACTTGTATCCACCAGCAACTGTTGCTTCGGTAATAATTCCACCGGTAGCAACAATCTCTCGAAAGCCCTTGTTGTTGCCTCTAAATCTAAGTCCTAATTGGGGATACATAGATTAATTATATCATTAAGAGTCGAGAAGCATTTTGTATAAATGAAACAGCATTGCTAAAACTATGCACTTTTAAGAATTAATTCTTTTACACTCTTATAGAATTCTTACGGTACCAAGACCTGCAGTAACTTTATAAACTATATTATCACCGGTTGGACCAATTCCAGTAGTTGCTGTATAGGTCAGACCCTCAGAAAAAATAACAAAAGCTTCTTTGGATACATTAAAAATTACTACCCCGGATCCGCCAGCCGCACTGGCTCCTCCGCCACCGCCCAAGTTTACTCCACCTGCAACTCCACTAGCTCCACCACCACCGGAACCTCCGGCACCTCCAGAGTTGCTGGCACCACCACCGGCATAAGTTATAGAAGAACCTGTTACAGAAGATGATCTTCCGGGGCCGCCGGGACCAGCAGCTGAAACTCCAGGACCGCCAGCACCGCCAGCACCTCCACCTCGCCAAGGAGAGGAGCCCTGGGTCCCGGAACCATTGTGTCCCTGCCCAGAAATACCAGTTCCACCAGACATTCCACCGTGGCTCGCATCGTTGTAGGCACCAGCGCTACTACCGCCAGAACCTCCGTTGCCGCCATCCGCTCCGGCAGTGGGTGCGCCTCCGGTGCCGCCACCAGTTGTGGTAACCAAGTTAAATGTTGAGTCAGAGCCTTGCGTGCTGGGAGATGGAGAGCCACCGGCACCTACGGCAACGTTGTAAGTTCCTGGGTTAAAGTTTTCGGTGTATTCGAGCATTCCTCCAGCTCCACCACCACCGCCCCATCCGCCGCCGCCGCCAGCAACGACTAAATAGTTAATGCTAAATGGGCCTCCGGTTGCGGGGGACACATTGTTTCTTTTTGATTTTCTAGTAATAGAAGCTTGGCTCATACTAGCAACTGCCATTGTTTTTCCTTTAGCTAATTTCCGAGCCGAACACATTAACGCTCATGTCGGCAGATGAGCAATAAGCGGTTAAAACATCTGTCGCGCCCATTGTTACTCCCAAAGTTAAAGTGGTAGAATCGCTAGCTCCGATTGGAACGTCATAAGCGAGGTAGTGCTTCTGTGCAATAGATTCTCCATTTTGTCTAACAGCCAACCTAAAAGAGCCTGAAGTTAGGGCATGGTTAGCAACTACAATAGTTGAAACAACTGCCTTGGTTGCAGACGGTACTGTGTAAACGTCTGTATTTGTGGTAGCCAAAGGGGCTTCCTGTCCTAGAATTTTGTAATCGGATGCCATGTTTTCTCCTTGATTGTATTATAGCATTATTTTTACGAAATGCTTTATGCACCCATAAAAAGAAAGTGATCTTCGAGACCGCCAACTGCGGCTCCGTTTGCCCATGATGTTCCATTATACACCAGAGCCTGCCCCTCAGCGACAGCGGTAATAGTTACATTGCTTAAAGCATCAATTGTTGGTGGCTGTGCTGTATTCCCGCCAATTTCAACCCACTGAGAACTATCTGCATCCACATAATAGATGTACGTTGTTCCGTCAGCAGAGTTTAACCAGATCTCACCGTTCTGTGGATCTGCCGGGGAAGTTTCAGAAACATAAAACTTTGAATTAATTCCTGGAACATTAGGCTGAATTCTCCATACCCCTTTTGTTCCGTCATAAATATAATTGCTATATGTCTGACCATCTGATGGGGATGTAGGAAAGTCTAAGGCTGTCATGTTTACATTATATCATTAAATGATAAAGTTTTTGGTAAATGATTTTTATACTGTTATATTTCCCACACCGGCTGTAAAGGTTGTAACCTGAAGGTTTCCAACAATGTTTTGAGTATAGGTTAAACCTGGATCAATAGAAGATATTGCTCCTACTGGATGTCTTAGAATAACAACACCGGAACCACCGGCTGCCGCAGTGCCACTAAAAGTTTCACCGGAAGCGCCTGCACCACCACCCGTATTCACCGCTCCCGCTGAACCAATACCAGAAGTGGCACTATCACCACCACCGCCCAGTCCGCCGGAACCGGCTGGG